TAGTAACTGTTTGTGAATCCTCGTCGCCCTCTTCTAGATCCTCTATTCGTAGTGTATCAGGGTTAAACTTAAGATCAACCTTGCTGCCTACACCGCTACTACTACGTGTTTTCATGAACTGGATCTGATAACGACCGCGCTCACGCATAGCGTTACTGGTAAAGATACCCACTACGTTATCTGCTGTGTTGATCTTACTGATACCGCCTGCAATGTGACTGTGGTCAAATTCAATTTCTTCAACGGCTGCACGGTTTAACTGCGATGCTGTTACTAATAGCATCTGTCTTTCAACAGCTAGGTTACGCAATTCTTCTGATACGTACTTGTCCTTAACGAACAAGTTTTCTGCGCTGATCTTTGCCGCAATAGGCATCATAAGATCTAAGTAGTCAACAAGTAAGCAGTCTACCTTAACACCGCTTTGAATTTCATACTCACGTAAGAACGCACGAATGTCATTAGCGTTAATACCGCTAGGCATTTGTTTAACACGAAACTTGCCTGCGCCTTTGCCCTTCATACGTACCTTAAGGTCAACATCATCTACGTTACGCATAATTTCTTTTGCGGCATATCCACTTACCATACTGTCCAGTCGCATACTAATAAGTTGCTCACTAAGTTCTAGACTAATGTAAACAACATTGAGTCCTGCTAGACTCCAGTTAACACCAAAGTTCTGTAAGAACAAACTCTTACCTGCGCCTGAGCCTCCAGCAAAGATTGTGATCTCGCCTCTGTTAAGTCCGCCATACAGCTTCTGATCAATGCCTTTCCATCCACTGCTAATAGCGCCGGCTTGCTGTTTGATCCACTCAAGTCGTTCTTTAGGATTGTCAAAGTAATCTAAACCTAGGTCCTTAACCAATCCTAGCTGTGTTGCAGCCTTGATCTTAGTTTCAACTTCACCGTAACGTTGTTTCTCCAGTAAGTCAGTGCTGTCAATGATTGCTTTTTCCAATGCCTTGTGTCTACAGAAAGTTTCAAACTCATCCATAAACCAGTTCTGGTGATCTGGCGTTACGTGTTCAATCTTTTCTAAGTTAAGTCCACCTACTGCATTAATCTGCTCAATGGTAGGAATACTAGTATAGTTAGTGCTGTGGCTTACTAGTAAGTCTACAGTATTCTTAAACTTGCGATTAAAGAATTCACTGCGAACAATGTTCTGACAACGGGCAAACAAATCTGGATCGCTAATTAGGAATCGCAAGAAAAGTTCTTGCACTTCTTCTGTGTATTCTTTTACATCGCTCATAGATAGTTTCTCGCCTCAAGTTCTTTAGTTATATAGTTTGCAATCACTTTATGTCCTGCTTTATTAGGATGATAATCAGTGTCGCTTTCAATAAGATGTTTAGCATTTGGATTAATAAATGATGTTAATGTCGTATCTAAATAGTTTTCTCTAGACAAATGTTTGACCAGCGGATGTTCATTTTCTGGATGAATAAATGAATACGAAGATAAGGACACAAAAACAAATTTAATACCGCGTCTTTTAAAATATTCTGAAAGCAAAAAATTTTGATGTATAAAGTTAGATTGTAATTCTACGTGAGATCTAATAATAGTAGTCTGCTTATATAGCTGAATAGTCCGATAAAAATCTTTCGGAATGGTAACAAATTTTGTATTTGCAGTTAGGTCGAAAACAGGTTCATCGGAGCCGTCACAATATCCAAAATATGTTTTTGTTTTTGCATCATACATCTCGGTTCTGCTATACGGACTGGTCCATTGAATAATTGCAAGCCAATCAGTAGGATCTTTAATTTTATCAAAAAATTCTAATGTAGTCCTAACAATCCTGTTGTTACTTCCGCCTTGCCACGCAAGGTTAACAGTTTCACTAAACTTATCAGACATCAAACTAGGCCAGACCCAGTCTGTTGCTAACATACTCTTGCCCCAATCTTTATGTCCATGAGTAAAACTGCAACCATTAACAAACAATTTCATAGCATCTTTGCCTTTACTTGCGCTTTAATTTTGTTGTCAGTAGAGTGTTTAATGATACTAGCAACTGTAAGAAGCCTACCATATTTAGCTACTGCATCGGCTGCATCTTTGACGTTTTTGTCCCATGGTGGAAAGCTCACTTCCCAACCTAGCGCAAGAGCTTCATCGATTAGTTCTTTGCCGGGTTCGTCCCTATCAGGGCATAGTATTACTCGCTTACCTAATCGCTCAATTAAGTGTGCCTGTTCAGGCGTAACATGATTTCCCATTACAGCAATGCCATCAATGCCGATTGCATCAAACACACCCTCTACCACAATAACAATTTCTCTGTCACTGTCCGCAAATCGGTCAATGTTAAACACATAACCCGGAGGCAGCTTGTGTAGATATTTAGGAGTAGCTTTATCCGGTGGGGCAATATGCCTGCCTGTCCAACCTATTACTTCACCGTTAAAAGTAAATGGTACTACTAACCGCTTTGCATACAAAGGGTCGTTTGGAAAGTATAGTAGCGGATATAACCCTTCTAAGCCTCGCTGTCTAGCATATTGTCTTACATCATGATCTAAGGGCAGGTCTTCAATCATTTGCACATTGTCAGGAAGCTCTACAGTTTCAAACTTTGAAAGATTATAAACATATCCTTCTGTTTCTAACCCTTCTAGCTCTTCTTGACAGCGCATCAGATCAACTTGTACGCTGTGTATATCTGAATCAGATGCACCTAATCTAGTTGCCAAGTCTTTAAACTTTTGTCCAATATGCGGGCTAGGGCTCCAACCAGTTGTATATTTGCAGTTAAAACAATTATAGGAAATTTTTGCGCCGCTGGTTATGATACCTGCTCGCTTACGCTTGTCAGAACACATCGGACAATTGAATGTGTTCCAGCCGCTAGGCGTCCTGGTTGTACGAATAGGTAAATTATTGAGCAGTAAACGATGTACGCTTTCTACTATAGAGTCAAGATCCATAGTAGTATTATACAACTTTATACAAAAAAGTCAAGTGTTAATTTCGGAGCATTACTTTATCTAATGTACCTGATGAATTATCCGGTGTATGGATAACTCGTATCCAGTTTGCGTTTACACTAAAAGTGCTGTGAGTAATTGTGCTAGCATTACTCAGCGCAATGGTTTCAACGTGAAACCAATCTTTACTTAAATCATCTGTGTCAGGTACACCTGTTAAGCAACTACCTTGAATAGTAATGTTGCCAGTATAAGTTGTAGTATAAAGTGCAATAGTGTGCTGTGCGTTTACAAAGTTATTATCTAAGTTACCATATAATGCACTGCTTACAAATACATTTGAACTGTCACCTAGTGCAGTATTTGCTAATTGGCTGAACACTGTTTCCACTTGGGTTGGGATGGGTTCAACACTAGTTTGATCTGTGATCTTAATGTCTAAACGTACATTGTTGTTTTGATCTACAAACACAGGTAAATCTACATCTTCTTGTGTAGAACGTGTTATATGTACTTGATAAAGCCCGGGTTCAACATTAACAAGATCGCCTTCTAACAGCACTAATTTAACAATGCCTACATCAGAAGTGTGTTCTAACACTTTTGTAAACAGTCTTTTTTTACTATTAGGATCAATTAGGTACGCCCTTAGTGTATCCGAAAACACATTTTGTAATTTTCGGTCCCTATTTCTAATGTTAAAATAAATTTCATTAGTCACACCCTTGTGTGCGCTCAGATTTCTGTTGTTCATAGGCTTGTTATCCACATAAATACTACTAGATGTTACTACTAATTCAATAGTAGTGTCATAAAGATAAAGTTTAAAATCGCTGTTCATACTACTATTTATCAGAGTAGCGTTCCAATAACAATGAGTTTTATAGAGGTGTTTAATAAATATCAGCAACATGCAAGAACATGACTACTCACAATTAGAATTTCTCACCGGGCTTCATTATATAGAAAAAGACTATGTTGGAATTGTTGTAAATCACGACAATGCCATAATAACTTTTTATGATGTCGAACTTATACCAACCACAGAACTAAAGCGAGAATTTTTAGAGCTAGGTGATATGTGGTGGTGGGAGAGCAACCGTATGCTGCCCATAGATGTATTTTTACACCACGAAATGAAGCCGTTTAAACCGTATTTAAAAACGTTTGTAATGAAGGACGTGGATGTGCTGTTTGGGCCTCTTACGAGTCTACAAAACTTACTTAAAAAGCGTATTAAGCGCCGCAGTATACAGCTAATTAGAAAAACAGATTAAACAAGCTCGCAAATTAAATTCATTTGCACAACGATAGCAACAGCATATGCTACAGCATGGCTATGCTTAAAGTAATAGCCCTCAACAGGTTTGTCCCATACAGTAAGTGCAATCTCGTCCCAACTTTTACCAATAAGATGTTTTTTACCAGGACGAATGATTGCTAGTATCATAGCAAGTTGTTCTACGCTAGTAGGTTTATATTGTGCTAAGATCTTAGCATAATTACTAACATGAAACAATTGACTTACAAACTCTTCATGTTGCAACAAGTCCCAAAGCGGTTCAGTATCTATTAGTTTTGTAAGATGTGCTTCATCTTTAACGTCCTTGTAGATACCGTTATTAAGTACATCTACTTTAAACCAACCGTCTTCTTCTGCGGTTTCATAGTCAATACTACTGTAACCTTCTAATGGAAAGGTTGGTATAGTTTGAAAGTACACACCTGTATTGTGCTTTGAGTAGGCGCCGTCAGTGTTTCTAATACTAGCAGGCACATGATTAACTAACCGCAAGAAGTCCTCACGGTTAGCCATATCAATGTCTACGTCAAAGTCAATCTTCATTGGTTGCCCAGTATTCCTCGAGCATAGGAAAATGTTCTAACACAATCTTCTTGCACTGCTCTGCAATAATCATATGTTCTTTTTGTGTACCATTTGATGCACGTAGGTCGATGTAGTGAATCCAAGAGCGCAAACTACCGGCCATGTACAATGTGCTTTGTGTGAGACCTTCTGGTAGTACTGCACGAGCCTGTTCCTTGGCAATTCCGTTATCCAATGCCCACTTATAAGCGGCCTGTGCGGCATTACGAACCTTTGCCTGTTGCATGTTCCAGCTTTCCTGCATTTCTGGATCATCAACCTCAACTGAGTTCTGACGATTCTTAGTATCTTGTAGACGTGCTTCTCTATCACATCCAATGTTCTCTGCTACAGCATAACGCTGGCTAAACTCTTGGAAACTGAAGCTACGGTGGCGTAGAATCTGTCTTGCAATATCACGTGTGGTTTTAATTTCCAACGTCATATGCACCATCTCAAACGGGCTCCAATGCTTTTCTCTAATTAGATACTTTAGCAGTTTAGGCGCTGTTTGTGTGTTGCTTTGGTTAGCAGGATTGCTAACTCGTGCTGTGTATGCAACAAGATCACCAGGTGTATGGCAATCTGTAATAGCACTAGGTTTGGTTACGCCGATTAAATTTACTTCACTCTTCATTTGTTAGGGCCTCGTAGGTTTGTTCAAAAATATCTGGCTTGCAAGGATAGAACTCTCCTTGTACACCCTTAATAATAAAATCGTTTAAGCTGGCTCTCATTACACCCTCAAGTGTGTTAATAGAGATATATGATGGTGTATCAGTAGTCCAAAAAGAATACTTGTCTTTGCCCAGCCATTCTAAAATATCAAAAAACGATTCTTTAGTTAACTGTCTGGCTTCAATTACTACTGGTTTCTTTCTGTATTTCATTTTTAAATTCCATATATGGCGCAATGTCATTATCGAATATCTGTGCCATTGTAATCCAAATAGCCTTGCGCTCTGTTTCTGTGACACCACTATTTAAAGTGTACATCTTATCGTCCTCACTAATCGTGAGTCCGTAGTCATGCCTATAAGTAAAGCACATGCTGTTAATAATTTGTTCTCTAGTAACCATTAGTCGCCTCCTTGCAAGATATGAATAGCAACATCATCGGGATCTAGTTTAATAGACTCCCGTGGATATTTGTTCTTTTCATAATTACGACTACCAGTAGGAAAACGCTTAACCTTAATCATCTTTTGATTGAGTTTGGTTACTCGTCCTAGCATAAGGCCGTTATAATCTGCTAC